TTGCAAAGATTCTATCGCAGCTTTTTGTTCTTGGTCCCTCAACTCAAAAGCTTGGTTGAGAGAAGATAGTCTTGAGTTTTGTATCCATAAAAAAGACAAAGCCAACAACAATGCCCCTACGACTCCTAACAATATTCTACTCATTCTTCGTATAAGTTATTAAATGTTATCAGCGGATCCAAATAACTTTCGTGCCCCTCAGCTGAATGTAAATGTTGCGACGGAGCAAAGTCCGGCGCCCCTTGTCCGGTAACCCAAAGTGCTGGACTAGTCGCTCGCACTCTGTTGTTTGGTAGAGCAACCATGTTGCCTTTCCATTTACAGTCTTCGGTTATGTACAGTAAGTGCGATTGCTTGTGTTGCGCTGGGCAATCGGCTATCGCGTTGTTGGTGTAGTCAACGGTAAACAAATACTTACCTGTGTAGAACTCGCCATCGATCTTACATTGCCAAGGACTAGAGCTAACTCTGTCCATGGTAACAATAGCATGATCTCTAGACTCACAGTCCCATGGTTGTGCTAAATGATCTTCCATGGGTTCTGGCCACTCGTCTACGGGTATATCTGCTATTAGCGCTTGTATTGGCATACGTGCCCACATGGCACCACCGTGTATATTTTTATCAGGGTCATCTTCTTCAAACCCTGTAAAGACCACTTGAAAACTTAACGACCTATCTGGAATTGTGTTCACCGCTATAGCCAAGGCGTGTAGGTACTCGCCGTGGTATTTTAGATGATTAGCGGTAAACTCCCTTCTTACCCAACACGGAAAGTGTGGGATATTACTAATCAGATGTGCCACTCGTTATCTTCTTTTCTTTCCGCCTTTCTTTCCGCCTTTTTTAGCGTACTTAGCTTTTTTAACTTTTCCGCCTCTTTTCATACCCTTGGCTTTTTTCATCATTTTATGTCCCGGCATAACTATCTCCTTTTTTTCTTTTTTGTAAAAGTTTTAACGTTTGTTGGTTTACCACCAACCCCTTGAGCTTTCGCTCGTTTACGCTTTACAGCGCTTGCCCGTTCTGCTTTTGTCATAGACATAGCTTTTGAACGCGGCACACATTTCGGGTAGCCTTTTCTTTTGGTAGACGCTTTTTTACGTCCACACTTGGCAAAGCCACCTTTCTTGTTCTTTCTTCCAATATCGACCCAGTCTTCTTGGAACCATTTCTTTAAACCGGTGGCCATTATCTGTATCCGCCACCACGTTTTTTGTATGTTCTAACTAACCAAGCGTTTGCGTATGCACTAGGGTACACGTCAAACTTTCTTTTCGCTTCTGCTTTTACTCTAGAATACAAAGCAGGGTTAGTTGGCGTAGAGCCACTTTTCTTTTTAGATTTTTTCTTTTTGACCTTACCGCCTTTTTTTAATCTTAGAACGGCTGAAGACATGTCCTTTTTCATGCCAACTTTCTTTCTACCTACGTTACCTATTCTAACCATCTAGCACCTCCATCTTCGTCTAGCTTGTCTTAATCTTGAGTTCGGGTTCTTTGCTGCTTTAGGAAACTTTTTCATTTGCCCAGCAGATCTAGCACAATACGACTTACGTCTTTTCGCTGCTTTACTACCCTTTTTAACCTTACCTGTTACAGCTGTTTTTAATTTACTTCCGGGGTTTAGTTTACGGTAGGCTTTAACGCCAGCTTTAGTCATGCCTGCCCCAGACTTCGTAGGACGGAAGTTCTTCTTGTTCCTAGCAGGCATCTTTGCCTTTTTTCTAGGCATAAATAGTCTTCTTCCTACGACCTTTCATAACCTTACCACATCCTCGGTGGTTACGTTTCTTGGTTGTTTTAGCTAACTGTGCTCTTGTAATTGCCATTTTATAAATATACCTGCGAACCTTTTTTAGTCTGTACAAAAACTGTACCAACTGATGCAGTTCCTTTCAAGCCTCGTTCTTCTTCTGGCGCTGCATCTATATTGTACCAACCGAACCCTGTCCATACCTGTAAAGAATTTACAGTGGTGTTCCATATAATGCTTCCGGGATTAAAAATAGCTTTGTTTCTTTCTGTTGTCGTAAATTGATCGGTGTTGCTTGGGTCAAACTCTCCTAAGTTAAGTTCTAGTATTCTTATTAAACGATTGTATAAATCTACGCTTATTTCTGTGGTTGCAGCCGGGAGTCTGGTTGGTAAGAGTTTGGCCATTACTTTTTGCCGTCAGGTCGTATGTCGTATCTTAACGCACCCAAACGCCAGCCCACTCCTACGTTACCGCTATCGCCGTCGTTAGACGCTATACGTACAGCAGCTTGTCTGCCCCTTGCTCGCATGTGTTCTTGCTGCGTTGACGGAGTAACCGTTGCGGTGTTGTCCGTGGTCAGTGAATCACCGGGAAAGTTTCTTGTTTTGGTAACTATGTTTACGTTAGAGCTAGCATCATCGTCTAAGAATTTCACATCGGGTATTAATCTACGTAAGAACGCAAAGCTGTCGCCATCGCCTAAATCAAAATCAGAAGACTCTATAAATACGCCTGTCATCTCAGAACCATCGTTATCAAAACCTTTTTCTTGTTCGTATAAGTATCCTCCAGAAACAGCTTGCGGATAACTTTCTATGTTTGAGTCTAACCAAGCAGTTCTAGATATCTGCCCGTAGTACCAAACTTTTTCTAGATAGTTGTAGATAACGTATCTGTCGACCTCACTAGAACTAGCCGACGGATAGAACCAACCTACTTCAGAGTGTTTGTTATTAGTGAACGCGTTTATTTTGTATGCTTGTCCTTGGTTTATATCGCTAAACACATAGTTTCTTACGCTGCACGGTAATTGTTGAACACTACCATTGTATAAATAGAAAGCATCGTAACTCATGTAATACACACCGTTAGGTCCAGTTACGGCAGCTTTTGGACCTATCAGTCCTGTTGATTCGTTTATTAAGTTAAGACCAAAAGTAAACGGCGGTCCTATAAACTGCATACTGTAGACAGACGTATCGGTAAAGATAACTATCTCCTGTCTTGATTTTACTGCGCCTATAATTAAAGATCCCGAAGACAATCTTAGCTCCCCAGCAGAGTTTGTGGTCCTTGTTTCAAAGTCCAACGGATTCTCTTGATCACTAAAGGCTATCAACATAGGATCAACCGATCCTGTTCTAACGTTACTGGTGTTAAGTGGATCCGCTCCTAAAACTATTAGGTGTCTGTCTGTTTCAGATGTTAAAACTTGTAGCGCGGCTGTAGGCACTTGATTAGCTCCAGTAGCGTCAGATAGAGCTGTCGCCCTTGTCCCTGTGCCGTTGTTCTCTATCCAACGATAAACACCGCCCGCTCTAACGTTAAAGATTAAATCTTCTCCGTAGTTATCGTGAGTGTAAATTCTTAATTGGTTTGCAGCAGACAAAGGCGTAGTCGAGCCCCAACCGCTAGACCCCCAACTGTTTGCTCCCCAACCTGTTGATGATACGTAGGCATCTAGTCCCGTATTGATTTGATACGCTCCTACAACAGTGCCTTGTCCGTTACCTGTATCACTGCCGTTTGCGGTCACTGTACTACCGCTAGTGTCTTTAGCCAGTACTGTGTATGTGTTACCGTCTGTTACGGTAGCTATTTGATATTCTTGATTGAGAACAGCAGCGGTGATGTTACCGCCTAACGAAACTGCGCCAGAGAAAGTAACAAAATCATTTTGTACTGCTCCATGACTGGTATCGGTGATCGTAAGAGTAGACGAACCGTTTGATGCAGAAAAAGCTATTTCGTTGTTGCCTGTGGTGTTTCTTATAGGTGTTACGTCATTAAAAGCATCGTTGTTTTCTACAATGTAATATTTAAAGTGCGTGCCTATACCTAAGTATTTAGTGCCCGCTAGAGATATAAAATTGTGTAGTGCTCTAGCTGTACCTTGATAAGTAGCAGAAAGCAGCTTGGACCAACCGCCAAACTTCTCTGGTCTACCTGCACGGAACCTAACTAAATTACAATCAAACCACCCGCCTTCGTTATCGTAAGCTGTCCCTTCTCTATTGATCCCGGGGTTGAATGTAGTCTTTTGTAAAGGCATAAAACGTTCCTCTCAGCTATGCACAAATAATACCGATTAACCATTGCCCTGTCTAATGACGATGGTTGAATCGCTGCCGCCGTTGACTTTTACTTCGTTTACCACGCCATCTTGTTCTAGTACGACGGTGTAACTATTGCCGCTATCTATGTTTATAGCTGCGCTAGATCCCACGGCTCTACTTAATTTTATCTTTTCTCCGGTAACTATTGTAGTTATTTGTGTTTTTGTATCTTGTCCCACCGCCGTGCCTTTTATGCTTGTTGTAGTTGCTTCCTGTGCTAATCGGTCTTCATCGTCTATTTTATCTAGCTCGCTAATGATATCTAACAGGTCTTCCAAAAAGTTTACGTTTAGTGCATCGTAGTCTAGCTCGGTAAACTCTAGTCCCTCTTCGCCTAAGTTTTCTTCTGCCAGATAGTCTATGTCTAGCTCGTTGAAGTCCAGTATTGGGTCTACGGTGTCCGTGGTCCCTTGTTCTTCGTCAAAGGATCTAGAACGTTTGGGCGGCGTTACGATAAGCATGTTATCAATAAAATCTAACGACAAATCTAGTATCACCGGTTCGCTCGGCGCAGTTTCTAAGGTGGTCGTAGTGGTAGCTTGAAAAGCTTGATTAAGAACCACTGTACCCATGGCTGTCGTTATCGATATCTCCCCTGACGGCGCACCGTCTTCATCGGGTAAAAGTATAAAAAGTGACTCAGATGTATCTGGATTTACAGTAATACTAAAGTCTGTACCCCGGATACCTACAGTGGCTGAGTTGGTTCGCAACACCATGTTTTCTTTAGCCACTTTGCCGGTAAGCCCAGTAGTGAAACGTGCTGTGCCTTTTAAAAAGTTGACTGCTAGTTTTGATTTAGAGGGGTCTGGGTCAAAGACAAACTCGTCTATAACAACCATGGAGTGTTCAGTAATTTTAATGGTCGTGTCGTCTACAAAGCGTATGCCCATACGACCTGCTTCGGTTTGCGCTTTGTCGTAGGATTGCACGACAAAGTCTTGCGTCACAGCAAAAGACTCATCTCTTTCTATCTGAGCAAACCCTGATACTTCTTCTACTGACCCAACATCAAGGGCAGCTTGTGGCTGTGCCTTGGTCGTTTTGGATAATGCAGAAAGATCCATTTGAGCCGTTACTAATGACCCGTAACCAATCGTTATCCAAAGTAGAAGCTTGTGTAACATTTAATGTTCTTGAACCACCTGTGTGATCTAAATAAAAGTAACCGCCCTGAAAGCCATCACCGTTGTAGTTTATCGTATTATCCGAACCGTCTACATCCATATAGTTAGTTGCTAGGTCTACATCTATATCGGAATCTATGGTGTTGTTTGAACCGTTGATAATCCAATCTAAATCAAGTGTAGATGCCATAGCTGCGGTTGCTTGATCTAACGACATGTCGTTTGATGATCCTGTCACTTGAATGTTGACGTTGCTAGAATCAGCTCCGTAGGTATTGTTTGGATCTGTTTGAATATCAAAAATGTTAGACGAACCGCTAAACTCAAAAAAACCTGTATAGGAATCAGCGTAGATATCACCTTTGAATAAGTTGCTTGACCCTATCTGATTGATGTCTAAAGTCATT